GGCAGCGGCCTGGTCGGTACCGTCGGCAGCGGCGGCGTGACCCTGCCGAGACTGTTGCAGCGCGGGGCGAATCACGACGGCGGCCAGGGCGGCGTGACCCTGCCGCGGCTTGGCCTGTACGGCACCGGGGGCTATCCGGCGCCGCAGCTGCAGTACGGCGCCATGGCCATCCCGCCGCTGGCGTTTGGAGGCAGCGGCCTGGTCGGTACCGTCGGCAGCGGCGGCGTGACCCTGCCGAGACTGTTGCAGCGCGGGGCGAATCACGACGGCGGCCAGGGCGGCGTGACCCTGCCGCGCCATCGCCTGCTGGGTCTGGCCCGACCGATACTGGACTACGGCCTGGCCAGCAGCACGCTGCTGCTCGCATCCAGCGCCTACGGACATGCGCCGCTGACGGCGACGGCGAAAAGCACTCTGCAGCTCAGCGATGCGGTTTCGCTGTCCATCATCGTCGACGGCGTGGTCTACGACACTCTGAGCTTGAGCGACCAAGCATTCGGCTACCAGCTGCTTACCGCCGTGGCGCAATCGACCCTGCTGCTGGGTGACAGCGCCGGATCGGCCGCAGCCATGCAACATGCCGTCAACGTCCTGACCGGCGCAGTCACCACCTACAGCGGCTTCGACTTCAACAGCTTCGCCCTGGCCGACAACGGCGCCTACGCGACGCGCAGCGATGGGCTGTACCGCATGCGACCCGGCGACGACGACGGAGCGCCGATCAACGTCGCAATCGACTTCGGCAGCACCGACTACGGCACCACCAAGGCGAAGACCGTAGAAAGCGTGTTCTTCGGCCTGAGCACCGACGGCGATGTATTGGCCACCCTGCGATGCGACGGCGTGGATCGCGGTTATCGCCTGTCCCGGCGTGGCGACTTGATGCGCGCCACTGCGGCAAAGGGCGCAACCGGCCGGCGCTGGAACCTCGCAATTGAGGTGGCCGAGGCCGCCGAGTTTGAACTGGATACGGTCGAGCACGTCGTGAGCGTGGCGGCCCGGAGAGGCACACGATGAGCAACTACGCCGACAGCACTTCATTCCTGCAGCAGCTGGCATCGTCGGCCAAGCTGGACGTCGCGAACACCACCAGCAAAATTTGGAATCTGACCGACGCCGCCGACGACAAAGACCTGCGCGACCCGCGATTCAGTCATTCAGTGGTCAAGCCGGCAATCGGTCCGCCACCAAGGGTAAGCGACCTGCTGGACTTCGGCGACACCAGCGACAGTCGCCTGCAGAAGCTCAACAGCGATGCCGATGCCTGGATGGCCAAGTATTTCCCTTCCGTTGACGTGCTGGACTCCCTGCCCGATGACTGGCTGGCTGGCGTAATCAGTGGTGTTAAGCCGTTCGGGCTGGACGCCACGGTGTTCGAGCTGGTGTGGCACCGGGCGCGCGACCGCGCATATCGAACCTTGGCCAGCGAACAACGGCAGATCGAGGCGACCTTTTCCGCTCGCGGCTTCACCATCCCTCCTGGCGCCATGGTGGCGGCGAGCAGCGAGGCGGCCGAGCGTGCCGGACTGGCGATTCTTGAGGTCAATCGCGAGCAGGCCATCAAGGACGCCGAAATCAAGCAGGCCCTGCTGCAGTTCGCCATGGAGCAAGCGCTCAACTACAAGCGCGGCATTCTCGCTGCCCTGGCCGATTTCTACCGCCAGTGGATCTCCCTTCCGGACAATGATCTTGAGCGCGCGCGCCTCAAGGCGCAGGCGACCGGCAGTCTCTACTCGGCACTATCCGCCTACTACAACGTCGAGCTGTCATTCGAGGAGTTGAAGCTCAAGGCAGAGCAGGCGAAGACGGAAACCGACCTGGATCATGATCGCAATCGCATCTCTCTGCTGCAGGCGTCCGACGCTTCCGGCAAAGCTTCGGCGCTGGCCCAGGCGGCGCGGGCATTCGCCGAAGTGGCTTCCCAGGCCGCGGCGTCGGCAGGGTCATTGGTCGCAGAGGTCGAGTCGATCTGATGGTGGTCCGCGTCCGCCACGCCTGCACGCCAGATCCGCTGGTGCATCGCTTCGCCCAGCGGATCGGACGGCAGCTTCTGGCGGCTGGCGGCGGCAGCGTGGCGCGCATCTTCGAGGGCCACCTGATTCGCGCCACCGTCACCCAGCGCGGCGGGCGGGTGGACGTGGTCACCACACCCTGGCGGCTGCTGTCCATCGGCCAGCGGCTGCGGACGGTCAACGGCGCCGACCGGATCTTCTTCGGCATCGCCGTCGACACGCCGGGGGACGCGGCCTCGCGGCGGCTGCAGCCCGCCCCGTTCGTGGCCAGCTATGACAAGGCGCTGGGCATCCCGGTAGGTACGGCGCTGCAGATCGGCTCGCCGCGGTCCACGCTGGGTGGCAGCTACGCCAACGCCTCGGTGACCTTCGGGCGCACGGCGGCGATCACCTGCAGCTCGCGGCTGGCAGGCCCGGCACCGTTTCAGGTCGACGCCGTGGCGCGCCGCTACACCGCCGGCACGCGCATGGCTCCCGCGGTACTGGCCGGCATCTTCACCGACCACACCACCTATTCCGGCGACCTACCCGCCGAGGATCGCCCGTCGCTGGGCAACGCGGCGTTCACCGTGCTGATGGTCGATGCGGTGTCGCTGGGTGTGGACACCGGCGGCTTCGACCCTGACACCGGCTCCGGTATGCTGCTGGTCACTCAGTATAGCGAGCGCACCCCGTGGGCCGGCGTGTTCATGTCGCGCAGCTTCACCGACACCGCGCTACATTTCGCCTTCGTCAGCGTCGACGCCACCGACACCACCGGCGCCGTCGACGCTGTGGTCAGCGTCACCCCCGCGGCTGTGCGCAGCGTGGCCACCGCGCTGCCGCCTGCGCAGCTGGAGGGCGAGGTGGTAGGTGGCGTCACCCACGACCTGCAGGACGACGGCAGCGTGGCCGCGCTGCTGACCTGGAGCGCCACCGAGCTGGACGGGCTGGGCGATCCGGTCGGCCCGGTCGGCGCGTTCCTGTTCTCGAGGCTGAGCAGCCACGCAATGACGCCGATCACGCAGGCGCCTGGCTTCACCCACTGGATGGATACGGCCGACGGCCCGGCGCTGCTGGCGGTGTGGGCCGACGAGGAGCACGCCATCACCTATGGCGGGTGGTGGACCGATGTCAGCGAGCTGCGTGCGGCGGTGCTGTCCGAAGCAGGCAGCGTGACGCTGAGCACGCCGGGCTACTTCGTGCCCTGCGGTGTAGACCGCATCACCACCTACGCCACATGGCCAGGATACCTCGGCGGCGATCTGTTCTCGCTGGTCGATGGTGATTTTGCCGGATGCCGCTTCCGCTACGGGTTGGAGACATTCGGCGAGCACGTCGCGTTCAGCGCCTGCCAGGTGGACGACGATCTGGTCGCCGTGCTGCTGGTGCCGACCGATCAGTACACGGTCGGCACCTGGGACCGCTACCTCGGCATCGTCCGCCTGTCCAGCGGGGCGCTGGAGCTGCTGGTGGATGAGCCGGCGTGGACAGGGCCGTTCAGCGACCAGATCAGCATCAGTTGCACGGACTGGGGTACGTGGGGCGAGGACGAGTGGGCGACCGCGCCCGTGCTGGTGCTGTCGGCCGGCTCAGAGCAGACCCCCGCCGACCCGGCCACCGTGCGCGTGTCCGTCGACGGCGGCACGACATGGCGCGAGGCGCTGGACCTGCTCGGCGACCCACTCGACCTGACCACCGCTACCCTCGGCATGGCCAGCCGCGTGCTGGCCCTCGGCAACAGCCTGAAACCCGCGCAATTGCGCGCCACCGTGGAGACACCCGCATGAGCTACTTCGGCACCGCATGGGCCACCAACGACGACACCTCGGTACGCAAGGACGACGGGGAGGCCGCTGTCGGCGGCTATGTCGACGTGGGCAACCTGGAGAACGCCACCGACTCCAACCCGTCCCTGATCGGCGAGACCGAGAACTACGTGCTGGCAGTCGGCGGCTACCCGCCGCCGTTCCTCGGCCCGGTCTACGCCGGCGTGCGCCGCGCCATACCAATGGACAGCGGGTCGCCGGGGCCGGGCTGCAAGGCGTACTTCTATACCGACGGTTTCACCCCAGATCCCGAGGCGCTGTACCCCCACGGCACCAGCGTGCCAGGGCAGCGCAACCTTGACGAGCTGGTCGCTTGGCTGACCCTGCCCGGAGACAGGCTGGCTGCCGTGGGCGTTGGCGCTGCAACCCCGCTGCTGGTCGGCAGGCCAGGCTATCCGACCGCAACGTCAACCCCCACCGGCGACAGCTACTACAGCGGCTTCGAGGACGTGCGCGCCATGGCGCTACTGGACGACGGCACCTTCGTGCTCGCCGCATGGGCGGACGGGGACGGGGGGGAGGTGCCGTGCATCATCGTCTCCGAGCCGCTGGACCCTACCAACCTGCCGTCAACCTACGACGCCGCGGCGGTGGGCTTCACGTTCGACGAGGTCAACCCGCACCTGGCCGCTGCCGCAGCGCTGTGCGTGGTACACGGCAGCGCCATCCGCAAGATCCAGCTGCATATCCCATTCGCCGCGACCGATGCGTGGACCAGCGCGCTGGTGGACAACGTGTTCGGCGGCAGCGCGCGTCTCATCGCCTCGCCGGACATGTTCAAGACCGACATTGAGGCGCCCACCCCCGCGACCGACCTGTATATAGGCATCTTCACTTACGGCGAGTCCTGGGGCGAGCTGAGCTACAGCTGGGACGAGGGCCTACTGGTGATCGACGGCGACTACCAGGTGACCGAGTTCAATGTAGGGGCGTCCTCCGCCAAGTCTGTCTACGCCGACAGCCACCAGTGGGCAGGGCCCCCGGTGCCGCCGTTCTGGACCAACATGGTGCGCTGCATGGTGAGCGCCTGATCCCTTGCCGGAAGGCTGGAGTCACATAGCCTCGGGGCACTCTCTACAGGAGCGCCCCATGGCCATCAGCGACTACCCCGGCGACATTCCGCAACTCAAGCGGCGCCAAGACCTCACCGGCCAGGGCAGCATCCCGCCCGGCATCGCCCTTTCGCCCGACCAGCAGGAAGCGCAGCGCCGCCAGGCTAACCGCAAGCGCATGGCCGAGAACATTCAGCAGTCGAAGGCTTCCATCGGCAGCGCGGTAGACACCGCCTCCGGCTCGATTGCCAGCATCCCCAAGGCCATCGGCAGCGCCCTGGCCAACGCCAACGTCTACGACCGCCCATTCGACTACAGCACTCCCGCGAAAGAGGCCGCCAAGCCTGGCCCGACCCCGCAGCAGCAGGCTGGCGCCATCATGGCCTTCGACATGGCCAAGCGCGCCACGGATGCCGGCATCGCCTATGACCGGCAGATGCGCGCCATGCCGCGCCCGCCAGCCGACATCCCCAATACGCTGAAAGCTCCGCAGGCCGACGGCACCAAGACCTCTTCCGGCGGCACATCCTCGAGCTCCGCACCTGGCGGGCAGCAAGCAAGGGATGGCTCTGTGCAGCCGGGCGGCCCCGGTCAGTGGAGCAAGACCGGTATCGGCGTCGGTCGCGACGGCGGCGAGATCGTTGGCCGCATGGGGGTCAATGGCGTCCCCGAGTTCAGCAATGACACCACCGCACAGCAGGGCGCAGGCCCGCAGCGCGCCATTGGAAGCGTCGGCAACGGCATCGGTGGCGGCATCTCCGTTGGCGTGGCCGGCGACAGCCAGCTGGCCATGGATCGCTTCGATCGCGCCAATGCCGAGCGCGGACGCATGGTTGATGTGCAGCGCGATATTGATGCGATGCGCGGCCTGACCGGCGTGCGCGGCATCACCGAGGGGTTGAGCAGCGACCCGATCAAGGCGCGCCGACAGATCCGCGAGGCAGAGATTCGCCAGGGCGACGAAGGACTGGCCGCCGAGCGCGCAGAAGTCCGTCAGCGCGGCATCGATGCAGGCCTGGATCGCAGCCTGCGCGAGCGCGAACTGACCGCCGCCGAGCAGCGCAACCAGCTGGAAGGCCAGCGCACTCAGCAGGAGATCGAGGCCGGCGACATGACCCTGGTCCAGCAGCGCCGGGCGGATGAGCTGTTCGCGCGCATCGCCGACCCAGCCACCGACCCCACCGAGCGCGAGGCCCTGCTGCGCACCTACAGCCAGCTGACCGGCAAGAAGCTGGACAACGGCACCATCAAGCTCAAGCGCAAGTACGTCGACCAGAACGGAAACGTCGAAGAGGAGTATCTGGCAGACGCGCGGACAGGTCAGCCGGTGGCGCAAGGCGGCAGCACGCCGGGGAAAGTCCCGCTAGATAACCACGTGGCCGCGCTCAAGAAGAGCCCGGCAATGGCTGCGCAGTTCGACGAGATCTACGGCCAAGGTGCCGCTGCACGAATCATTGGGGGCGGTAATGACTGACAGCAATCCATTCAGCGATCCGAACTACGGGCTGGAGCCAGGCCAGCAGGCCGCGGTGAATCCGTTTAGCGATCCGAACTACGGCAAGGAGGAAAAGTCTGGCCTCATCCGCCGCGTGCTGGGCGACGGTGCCGTCTCCCTGCTGAAAGGCGCTATTTCCGTGCCAGAGGCGGCGGTCGGCCTGGTCGATATCGTCACCGGGGGCTGGGCCGGCAAGGCGGCCGAGGGCATCGGCATCCGCTTCGACGACGCCAAGAAGGGTGCAGACGAGCTGTTCCTCTCGCCGGAACAGAAGCTGGCCAACCAGAACGTCAGCAAGGCGGACGGATTCACCGACAAGCTCGGCGCCATCGTGGCCAACCCGAGCGTGATCCCGCACGCCCTGCTGGAGTCTGCGCCGCTGATCGGCGGCGGCGGTGTCATTGGTCGCGGCGTAGCCGCTGCGGCCCCGAAGGTCGCCCCGTGGGCAGCCGGCGCCATCGGCGAAGGCACGGTGATGGCTGGCTCGCAGGCGGAGAACATCCGCAACCAGACCGAGGACGGCCTGCTCACCGGCAAGCAGTCGCTGGCGGCGCTGGGTACTGGCGTGGTCGGCGGTGCCATTGGTGCCGGCGGCGCGGCGCTGGGTCGCTCTATTGGCCTTGGCGACATCGACACCGCAATGGTCAGTGGCGCGATGGGGCAGTCGTCCCGAGGCGCTACCGCGCGCATCGCTGGCGGTGCCGTGCAGGAAGGTCTGCTGGAGGAAATGCCGCAGTCGGCCGCAGAGCAGGCGCTGCAGAACTACGCGCTGGACCGCGAGATTGGCGAAGGCGTCGGCGGTGCCGCGGCAATGGGCCTGGTCACTGGCGGCGCGATGGGCGCTGGCTTTGGTGCCGTGTCCGGCCGCCGCGCGCAGCAAGACGACCCGGCAACTGATTCGTCCGCCGCTCCTGTCACTGATTCTGCTGCCGACCCGAACGAGCCGCCGCCACTGGTGGTAACGCGCGGCGCAGATGGCCCGGACCTGATCCAGCCGACCCCGACCGCCGAGAACCCGGCACCAGCCCCTGTCGAGCGACCCGACCCGGCCAACGGCCCGCTGTCGGCCGCGGCCAGCATGCTGCCTGGGGCAGCGCCGCAGGGGCCGGAAGCCACTCCTGCCGGCCAGCAGGAGCAGCCCGCCCCGGCCAGCCCGGAGGAGGCCCGCATCCGCGAGGCTATCGCCGACGTCGAGATGCGCGCCCGCCTGGGTGGCATGACACCGGTGCTGGCCGCAGAGCGCGCTCGGCTGGGTGGTGAACTGCTGGCTCTGCAGCAGCCGGCCACCGAGCAGCAGGAGCGCCCCGCCATCGCTGACCAGCGCAGCGATTTCTACGCCGGCAGCAACGGCTTCACCAGCCGCGAGCGCGACCCGTGGGTCAACCCGGCGAGCACCCGCAGCAGCGATCCCTACGACCGCTTCCCCGGCATCGACCAGGTGCCGCCGCAGCCGCTGGAGGGTGAGCTGCTGACCGACGAGCCAGTCGGCATGGACGGCCGTGGGGAGCAGCTGGCGGGCCAGCGCGGTATCGGCGCCGACGCCCGGCCGCGGCTGATGCGCGAGGGGGAGCTTATGGGCGGCGAGGTGGTGCCGCAGGGGGCGCGCGCCGGGCTTGGCCGTGGCGAAACCTTCGACGGACAGAACCGCGCCACGCCGACACAGGCCCAGCCGCGCGGCGTCGCTCCGGTGCGCGATCCGCTGACAGGCGAACTGGTCGGCGGCGACCTGCAGGCGCAGCAGGAACGCCAGCGCCTCGACGGCCGGGTCATCGAGGGGGAGCTATCGCCCCGTGAGCAGCGCGCGCTGGCGACCACTTTCAAGAAGCGCGGCGCCGCCGAGCTGGCCCGCAAGAGCCTGCCGGCCCCCGAGGGATACACCGTCGAGGAGCAGGGCGGCACCTTCGCCATCCGCCAGTTGCCACCGCCGACGCCCAGCATCGCCGGCCGAGAGATCGACAGCGAGTGGTCCGAGTTCGCGCCGGAGTCCGGTACCCTGGCCATCCCGCGCGCGCAGATGCCGCAGGTCAAGGCCGAGCACCGCGGCGCGATGGTCCGTTTCCTCAACGCTCGGGGCATCCAGCACGAAGAACAGACCGTGCCGGCCGCCGAGCTGAAGCCAACTCAGGCCGAGTTCTCCCGCCAGAAGGTGGCGCAGGCCAAGGGTTTCACCGGCGGAGACCGGGCCATCCTGGTCTCCAGCGATGGCCATGTGGTCGATGGCCACCACCAGTGGCTCGCCAAGCGCGAGGCGGGTGGCGAGGTGCGGGTGATCCGCCTCAAGGCCCAGATCCGCGACCTGCTGCCGGTGGTGGCCGAGTTTCCCAGCTCGACCGTGGACGATGCCAGTCAAATGGCCGTCAAGGACGCAGCCCCTGCCGCGCCTGAGTCTGCGCCTTCCGAGGTGCGCGCCGGTCAAACGGCCGAGGCGCCGGCCGTCCAGCCGCCGGCCGCGCCGCGGCAATCCCCCGTCGAGGTCGCCCGCGAGCTGGCGATCGGCAACCACAAGCGCGCCGACTATGTGGGGCGGGTGTTCGCCGACTTCACCAGCGACAACACGACCGACGCCCAGCGCGCCGAGATTCTGCGGGAGTTCGGCATCGCCGGGACGCCGACCCGCCAGGACTTCAAGGAGGCCGTCGGCAAGTACTGGGACAGGAACTGGCGGGCGCGCACGGCGAAGAAGAAGGTCGATGCGGCAGAGGTGGACCGCATCACCCGCGAGCTGCAGGTGGAGGCGACCATCAATGCCGGCCTGCAGGCTGCCGCCGAGATGGATGCGCAGCGCGCCGAACAGCAGGAGCAGCAGCCCGCCGAAGCGAAGCCGCCCAGCCTCAAGGAAGGTATCGAGCAACCGGCAGAGGTAATCGGCCAGCCTGAGCCGAAGGCCAAGCCAGCCGCCGATCAGCCAACCCCATCGGCCAAGCCGAAGATGGAGCGCGCCAAGCCGCCAGCGCCTGAGGCTCCGAAATGGGCTGCAAGCCTGGCGGAAGACGTTGCCGGCGAAGTGCCGTTCTGGAACGACGAGGTGGCGCTTGTCGTCGGCCACAGCATCATCACCGGCCAGCCTGTCTATGGCGGCGCATTGCGGTCGCGCGAGACCCGGACTCGCGTGGACATTCAGGCCTACACCGGCAGCGCGTTCACCACCGAGCAGAAGGCGCTGTTGCTCAGGGAGCGCGAGCGGCTGGTGAAGGAAGAGGCTGCCGCACAGGCTGCCCATCCTGACGGCCCGTTCACGGGCGGGCGCAGGATCGCCAAGTCGGAAGGCGTCGACAAGGCATACGCCGACTACCTGGCCTCGCTGATCGACAAGCTGGGGCTCGACGACCTGCGGGTATTCCTCCTGCATCCCAGCGACGTGCGCGGCAACCGCGCCAAGCACAAGCTGCACGGCAGCTTCGCGTCGGCCGCGTCTGCCGGCATGGACTCCGGTGAAGATGGCTCAGTGCGCGCGCTGGGCGACCGCCAGGGCGATTTCTATATCGCCATCCGCCCGAGGATGTCGCGTCAGCGAACCATCGAAGCCATAGCGCACGAGCTTGGGCACATCATCGAGAAGGTCGCCTACAACAAGGCCGATGCGAAGACCAGGCAGGCCATTCAGGACGCCTACGGGAAGTGGCTGGAGAAGACCAAGGGCATGACGGCCCCCGAGGTGATCCGCGCGCTGCGCAACGCCGAGACGGCTGAGGCGCACGCCGCCACCGTGACCGAGGACACCAGGCTCACGCCCTACTGGACCTCGTTTGCCGAGTGGTTCGCCGACAACACGTCCCGCTTGGCGACCAACCCCGAGCAGCCGCAGTCGCTGATGGACAAGTTCTTCAAGCAGGTGGCGAAGAGCCTGCGCAAGCTGGCGGCTGCAGTATCGGGAAACCCCTTCGCCCCAGATGCTCAGGTGGCGAAGTTTCTCGACGGCATGGCCAGCAAGCGCAGTGGGACCAAGATCGCGCCTGCTGTTGGCCAGAGCGCCTCGCCGTCCAACTGGCGCAAGAACTTCATCCAGGCCCGCCAGTACGCCAAGGCGCTGGGCGTGCCGGTGGAAAGCGGGCAGAAGCTGGCCGAGGTGGTGGCAGCAATTGATGGGCACCTTTTCGAGCAGCCCGGCCAGGCGGCACCGGAATCTGCCTCAGACGTCCCGCTGTTCTCCCGTCGGCCGGTCGATGTAGCCGGATCGGCAGGTGCCGTCCTTGAGCATGATGCAGTAAAAGCCATCGTCGAACGGATTAATGCCCGCCTCGGCCTTGGCACGGAGCTTCGCGTCTATCGCAGCGAGGCGGAGCTTTTTGGCGCGGTGCCGGAGATAGGCCAGCAGGCCGACAAGGACGGCGCCAATGGCCAGATAAATGCCGTATTTCACGATGGGAAAGTCCATGTAGTCACCAGTGCATTCGTGCGCGGGGTTGATGTGGAAACGGCCATTCTGGATGCGCTGGCCCACGAGGGCCAAGGGCATTATGGCATTCGCGCGCTGTTCGACGGAGACAAGGCGGCGATTGATGTCGCCCTGCGCGAAGTGTTCGCGGCGATTGGCGGGGTTGCTGGTGTGCGTCGAATTGCCGCGAAGAATGGCATCGACCTATCCCTGTACCTGAAAACAGCCGAGGGGCTGAGCGAGCGGCATCGCGCGGCCTTCCTGGCCGACGAACTGCTGGCGCACCTGCAAGGCAAGGCGGCGACAGCGGGCCTGACCGCGCGGGCGATGGCGGCTATCCGCGCGTATATCGGCGAGGTGCGCGAGTGGCTGCGCGCGCACGGGTTTATCAATCTGGCGAAAGGCACGGACGCCGACATTGCCCTGTTGCTCAAGCGCATGCGCGAGGCGTCCACGCGGGTTCCGAACGGAATGAGCAAGGGCAAGCCCAGGCTTTTCCGTCGCGGCCAGACCCAGACCGAGGCCTTCAAGCGCTGGTTCGGCGACAGCAAGGCGGTGGACGCCACCGGCAACCCGCTGGTACTGCACCACGGCACGGCGGCGGAGTTCACCATCTTCGAGCAGTCGCGCGCCGGCAGCAGTACCGGTCACGCTACCTCGCCGCTGGGTATCTTCATGGCGGCCGATACTGGAACGGCCCGCGCCTATGCCGAGAAGGCCGGCGACGGCATGCCGGGACTGGCCCGGGTGATGAGTCTGTACGCTTCGATCCGCAACCCCTACACGATGACTCTGGAGGAGTCGCAGGCGCTGGACACGCCGCTGAAGGCGCGCTCGTTCCGCTCGAGCCTGGAGCGGCAGGGCTATGACGGCATCCGCCTGCAGGGCACGCCGGTGTGGATCGCGTTCGGCAACTACCAGGTGAAGTCGGCGACCGACAACATCGGCACCTTCGACGAGTTCGATCCGGACATCCGCTTCAGCCTGGCCACCGACGCCCGCGCCGCGCTGGACCGGGCCATCGGCCCGACCCCGCTGGATCCGACCGACCCCTTCGCCGTTGAGAACCGCCGGCTGCGCGAGGAGGACCGCACCCTGTGGGACAAGGCCAAGAAGGTGTTCGCCCGCCAGTTCGCCCCGGGCGGCCTGCTGCCGCGCGCCACGTTCGGCGAGAAGATCGTGCGCGACAGCGAGTTCAAGGCCGCCGACATCGAGGTGTCGCACCTGGTCGCCGGGCTGAACAAGGCCGTGAAGGCGGCCATGGGCAAGGACATGGACAGCTTGACCGACGCCGAGCTGCTGCCGCTCAAGGAGGCGCTGGCCGGCAAGGTCAATCCGGCGATTCCCGAGCCGGTGCGCGTCGCGCTGGTCGCCATGCGTCAGTACATCGACAGCCTGTCCACCGATTACCTGGGCATCGTCCAGGGCAAGATCGACGAACTGCAGGACAAGGCCGCCTCCGGCGAAGCGCTGGCCAAGGCCGCGAAGGACGCCCGGCAGGTGCTGAAGGATGCGCTCGACGCCTCGACCGATCCTGCCGTTCTTCAGGCGATGGACGCGAGGAAAGCCGCCGCCCGCAATCGCAAGATCGCCAAGCAGCAGATGAAGGGGCTGAGCGGTGAGGCGCGCAAGGCGGCCAGGCAGGCCTACGCCGCCGCCGAGGCCGCCCACGAGCAGGCCAAGGACGCGCTGTGGCAGGCGCTGCCGCCACCCCTGCGCAAACTGTCCAGCCTGTCGCGCGAAGCGAATGCCGCCGTCGCCTCTGCCCGCGCCGCCAAGCCGCAGGCCGAAGCGGAGGCGGCGCTGTACGAGAAGATCAAGGCCAACATCGGCGCCTACGTGCACCGCTCCTACCAGGCCTTCGACGATCCCAAGTGGTTCAAGAGGGTGTCGCTCGAGACGCGCAACGCGGCTCGCCAGTACCTGATCGACAGCCACCTGGAGAACGGCGAGACCGAGGCCGAGGCACGCCGCATGGCCGATGTGGCGATGAGCGAGATCCTCAAGACCGGCACCGCCTACGACTCGATGGAGGCGATGATCGGCGAGGGCAAGCTGGGCGCCAAGGATCTGACCGTGCTGATCAAGCGCAAGGAGATCGCTCCGCAGATCCGCGCGTTGCTCGGCGAGTACGCCGACCCGCGGCTGAACTTCGCCAAATCGGCGACCAAGATGGCGCGGCTGGTGTGGAACCAGCGCTTCCTCGACAAGGTGCGCGCGCACGGAATGGGCACCTTCCTGTTCGCGGAGAACGACCGTCCGGCCGAGGCCACCGTGCAGTTTGCCGGCGAGCAGTCGGACGGCTATTCGCCACTGAACGGGCTGTGGACCTTCCCCGAGGTGGCGCAGTCGTTCAAGGACGCACTGGGCGCCGGCAAGCTGGAGGGCCTGTACGCGCAGGTGGTGAAGTACAACGGCATGGTCAAGTACGGCAAGACGATCCTGGCCCCGACCACCGCCATGCGCAACTTCCAGTCGGCGTTGTTCTTCAGTCTGGCCAACGGCCACTTCGACATGACCCGGATGCAGCAGGCCGTCGCCGCCTTCCGCGAGCAGGTGACGCAGAACGCCAGCGAGGGCGAGAAGGCGTACATGCTGAAGATGGTCCGCCTGGGAGTGTTGTACGACACGCCGACCGCCGGGCTGATGGCGGACCTGGCCAAGGATGCGCGGATGGAGGAACTGCTCAGCAGCAACACCGGCACCGCGATCAAGAAGCTGCGCACGATCAACCGAGTGGCCCAGGGTTTCTACAGCTTCGGCGACGACTTCTGGAAGGTCATCGGCTTCGAGAACGAGAAGGCCAGCCTGATCGGCGCCGGGATGGCCGAGGCCGAGGCCGAGACGATGGCGGCCGAGCGCATCCGCAACACCTATCCGACCTATTCGATGATCGGCCAGTTCATGCAGAAGCTGCGCCGCTTCCCGCTGCTGGGCAGCTTCGTGTCCTTCCCGAGCGAGATCCTGCGCACCAGCGCCAACATGCTGCGCATCACCGCCGTCGACTTGAAGAGCGACAACCCCGGCATACGGGCGCTTGGTCGCAAGCGCGCCGCCGGCATGGCGATGGTGTCTGCCGGCTTCTATGCCCTGGCCGCCATGACGGCCGCAGCGCTGGGCGTGGACGACGACGAGGAAGAAGCGGTGCGCGACCTTTCTCCGCCGTGGTCGAAGAACTCGACCTTCCTGTTCCTGGGGCGTGACGAGGATGGCAAGCTGCAGCACATCGACATGAGCTTCCTCGATCCCTACGGCTACCTGAAGCGCCCGCTGACCGCCATGCTGCGCGATCAGCCGTGGGAGGATGCGGCGGTCAGCGGCCTGAAAGATCTGCTGGCGCCGTTCTTCGGGGCCGACATTGCTGCCAGTGCGATCTTCCAGGTGCTGGCCAACCAGAAGCCGACCGGCGGGGCGGTCTACAACGAAGGCGGCGCAGCGTTCGATCAGGCGGCCGACATTGCCAACCACATGCGCAAGGCGTTGCAGCCGGGCTTTGTGGGCAACGCCGAGCGCATGATCCTGGCCGGAACCGAGTCCCGTCGCGAGGGCAGTGGGCAGCCGTACACCGTCCCCGACGAGTTGGCCGGCCTGGTCGGCTGGCGTGCCTCGACCCTGGACGCCAAGACCGGGCTGAAGTACCGGGCCTTCGACTTCGGCGCCTCGCTGGCCCGGGCGAAGAAGACCCTGACCCGCGAGCTGGTCAGCAGCAACGCCGTGTCGGATGGCGACATCCGCGAGGCCCGGCAGGCGGCCGAGGCGCAGCACCAAAAGACCTTCACGGAAATGGCCAGGCTGGTGAAGTCGGCGCAGGCGGCTGGGATGAGCCGGATGCAGGTGATGCAGACGCTGCGCAACAACGGCGTTTCGCAGGCCAATACCTTCGCGCTGATCAATGGCCGGGTGCCGCCATTGGAGATCGGCATGCAGACCCAGGCCAAGGCGATCAGGGATGCGCGGCTGATGCGTGATCCGGCGCATGCGGCGGAGATTGCCCGGCGGTTCAGGGTGGCGAGGGAGGTGCAGGTGGCGCCGTGACGGGCCTTGCCCGCCGGCGCGAGTCACATAGCGTCGGCGGGGCAGGCTAGGTTCGCTACCGAAGAGGGATGGGTTGATCCGCCGACGCCCCTGCCTGCAGCCCTCCACCCGGCGGAAGGATCGAACCATGACCGAGATTGCCCTGACCGACGCCGACTTCCAGCAAATGGTGATGGCCGACAACGGCCAGCCGCTGACGACCTCGCTGAAGGTGGCCGAGTATTTTGGGAAGGCCCACCGCACCGTGCTCAGAAGTATCCGCACCATGAAATGCTCTGGGCGCTTTCGACTGCGCAATTTTGTGCAGACGTTCGTAGAGCGCCCGAACCCCAAGGGCGGCAAGCCCATCAAGAGCACCGTCTACGAAATGACCAAGGACGGTTTCATGTTCCTGGTGATGGGGTTCACAGGAGAGAAGGCCGACCAGATCAAGGAAGCATTCATCGAGGCCTTCAACTGGATGGCCGAACAGCTGCGCGCCCGCGCGGCCAGCTACAGCCAGATGCGCAACGAGCTGCTGCTGGAGTTCCGCCAGGAGAAGGCGGTGGCCAGCCTGGCCGGACGAGCCTTGCAGTGCTGGCAGCTGAAGAAGCCGGTCATCGAGCAGCGGATGCAGGCTGTCGAGCAGGATGGGCAGTTGGCGTTGGGGTTGGCCTGACGAAGAAGTCGCGTGATTGGCGGCTGACAGGTGGGTGTCCTGCGGTTATTTGGCGTCGAGGAATCTATCGATAGTGCTCGGCTTGATGACTGCATCGTTCTCCCCGAAGTCTTCGTCATACAGCCTGTTGCAAGCCAAGCGAATCTGAAAAGCAGCCATCCGGCTGATCGTGCTCGCGGACTTGTCGAGGGCGCACTCCGCGCCTGAGTCATAGGTGAAGAATCCCCGCCCGTCTCCTTGATGGATGGGTAAATAACGCTGCGGATGCTTGGAGTAACAGAGCTGCATTGCGGCGCGTGCTGCGCTGTCGTTCTGCAGGCCCGGCAGCTTGTCGAGCAGGCAGGTGGCGTAGTTGTCGGCGAGCACTGAGGTAGACGAAATTACCGTGGCAATGATGATCAGCGTTTTATTCATGACGCGCTCCTTGCGGTAGAGGCCCTGCGGAGGCGAGCTTTGCGCTAGATCAGCAGGGTCAGTTGCACCCGTACTTTGTACACCGCCTGTTGTAGCTGTTGCCGTTTGAGTCGGTTCCGTTGTAGTAGGTTGCCCCGCCAATTTTTCTGCTGGTCCCATTCCACGAGCCGCCATCGGCAGAGGTTCCACTGTGGTAGGTGGTATTCCCGATGGATCGACTCGTCTGATTCCAGCTCGATCCGGTGTCGGAGTTGTACCCGCGCATGTTGGTGGTGTTGCCGTAGCGCTGGACGTTGTAGCTGTTGCCGCTGCTGTCTGTGCAGGTTTGGTACGAGCCAGAGCCATAGCAGCCTGCGAAGGCAGGCTGAGCGGCCATAGTCATGGCGATGGCGATCAGTACTTTTCTCATGATGTTCTCCTTGCGACCCCGTGAAGCTTAATAAGCTCTAGCACCACCCATGCGCTGCATGGCCTCCAGCGCCAGTTTACGGGTTGCAATTGCGTTTGCCGCAACGAACCCGCACGCCGTACTGTGGTCGAGCCCTTCAGTTTTCGTGTAATACAAGTACATCGTGCGGAACAAAGAACTGCTTTGCTCTGAAAGGGTCGGCTTCAGCTGCATAAGTTGGTGCAAAACCTCACTGCTTTCTTGTCGGGTCAATAATGGGGACACATCAGCATTGAATGCTTGCTCTATGCCTCCGATTTGACGCCTGACTGCATATCCACACGAAGTCCCCTGCACATGACGAAGGTATTCTGATGAGCCAACGAACATCCCTATGGCCTCGGATAGATTTTCAGGTGACGGGGTGGCCGGTGCTGCGTCGAAGGCTTGCGCCTGCATGGATGCTGCAACTAAAGCCAGTGCGACCAAAGGTTTTCTCATGTGATGCTCCCTGCTTGCCGGTTTAGATCCTTCATTTCCTTGGGTGCTTCCTGCGCGATTGCGGACCAAGTGTCGGGCGCTCATGTCCATTCGCCCCTCCGAGCACTGCCTTCAGGGCCTCGTCAACGATTGCGTAAATCTGCTGATTGGTCAGCTCATGCGTCGTATCGCTGGAGTTTTCCGGGTCTGACTCCTCTCCAGACAGTGCCTTGCGTCGAATCCTCGTCGTTATTCTCGGTTCTGCAGCCTCTGCAAAGCTTTCTTCTAGGCGAGCAAGTATTTCCGCTGTGAGTGAGCGGCGGCTGTTGGATGCGGCCGATTCAAGGCGGTCTTTCAGGGGTTGCGGGATGCGTAGCTTGAACTGAGGGTCGGTCTGCTTCATGCCTCAATTTAGGACCAAATTGGTTCTTGACGCAATGGACCTATCAGGTCCACTATTTGCCTGGACCACTTAGGTCCGAACGCTGGAGAGGAGTCATGAGCGAACAATTGGTACAGATGAAGCTGAGGGTTTCAGCAGAGCTGAGGGACTGGATCAGCGCAAGGGCAAAGGCCAACAAGCGCAGCAACACTGCAGAGATTGGGTTTCTGCTTGATAAGGCGAGAAGCAAGGATGGAGAAAATGGGAAGGCAGACGCCTGAAATGAGGAAGCCCCGGCGAGGTGAGAGTCGCCAGGGCTTCAAGATGACAGTCAATACCGACCAAGGAATCAACGTCATGAGCAAGAATATCACAGCAGCATCCAGCGCCACCCCGGTCACAGTGGATTTCCACGGCCACGCACTGACTGTCGTCACCGGCCCGGCCGGCGAGCGCCTGGTCGCCATGAAGCCGATCTGCGAGGCCATCGGTCTTGGCTGGAAAGGTCAGCATGAGCGCATTCATCGTGATGACGTGCTGAAAGAAGGTATCCGTGTGATACGGATGCCTTCCGCAGGCGGCGAACAAGACACGCTCTGCCTGCCGCTCGATCTGCTCAACGGCTGGCTGTTCGGTATCGACGTTGGGCGCTGCAAAGAAGATATCCGCCCAATCCTGATTCAGTACAAGCGCGAGTGCCACGGCGTGCTCGCCGCCTACTGGCAGCAAGGCGAGGCGGTAAACCCGCGCAAGACCCGTAAGCCGAAGGCGCTGCCAAACGGCCTGACCCTGGATCAGCAGGACGCGATCAAGGGCATGGTATATGCCCGCGTCGACGCGCTCCCTGAAGACAAGCGCAAGGGTGCCGCCATCCGCTGCTGGTCATCCCTCAAGAGCAAGTTCGGCTGCAGCTACAAGGAGATCAATCCGGATCAGTTCACCGAGGCGGTCAGCCTGGTGGCGCGGATTGAGCTGGAAGGGGAGTGGCTTGGCAAGGAGGAGGCGGTTCCGGCTGGCAGGCTCTCTATCGATTACCCGCTTAGCTGGTGGGATTCGCGCAAGCCAGGCAAGCCGAACGAAAGCCTCGACATCGCAGCTGCAGACCTTCCGGTCGGTGAGGATTCGCCATGCCTGCAGATTCTCGACAGCCTGCACGCTGCCGGCTACAACATCGACGCCGCCTTCTACGAACTGCGCACCTACCAGAACCTGGCGCACCGATGGCAGGGCACAATTGCCAGCGCTATTCGATGCGCCGAGAGCCTGGCCCGATTCGCACAGATCGATTTGACATCGCCCCAGCGATACGCCGTTAGTCGCTGACAATACTTTCGCTGCCAATGGTCAAGCCCAGCCCCGCGCTGGGCTTTTTGCGTCTGCACGGCCGCCGCGCTTGAACCCTGGCGCGAGTCACATAGCGTTCCGTGCATAGCCCCTGGAGCGCCCGCCATGCACGAGATTTTCAAAGACAAGACCGACTTCACCTCCGATCCCTACGACATGCCGACCGATGGCGGCGCGTTCGCCGAGCTGTGGGTTGCCGTGACCGGCGCCGGCCCGGTCTACATCGACGTGCTTGGCAAGGACAACGTGTGGCGGGCTTACCCGGAAACCACATTCAGCGCGACCGGTGCGAACCGGGTGTCTGTCAAGCGCGGCAAGTTCCGCGTGCGCGTGGCGGCTGCCGTTGCCACCACTGTCGAGGTTGTGGCGGGATGATCACACGCCCCATCACCCGCCCCGTGTCGAGTCCGATTGCGCGGGCGGTCAATAATCCGTTCGGCTCGGGCAATGTCTGGAGCCCGCTCGCCCTATTCCGCGGCGGCGAGCAGGGCTTCTGGTACGACCCCAACGATCTGAGCACGCTGTTCCAGGACTCCGCAGGCACAATCCCGGTAACTGCTGCAGGACAGCCTGTCGGCCGTATGCTCGATAAGTCTGGCCGCGGCAACCACGTATCGTTTGGTGATGGCGCGTCTCGCCCGATGCTGCGGCAGAACGCCACAACAGGCGCGTACTACCTGGAAACGGATTGGGCAGATGATGGGGGGGCGACATCCGCTATCGACTTCACCGCTACTGACGCTATATCGTTTTTTGTGGGGGCAAGGAAACTCAGCGAAACCACCGCCGTGCTGTTTGAGCTAAGCGCAGACATAAACACGAATAATGGGGCACTTACCGTAGTTACAGGTGGCGCCACGGAGCGGTATCGCGCATTCTCCAAGGGCACCGCCGTACAGAGTGTCACGGTTACAGGGGCGCAGTACAATGCCCCCCACAGTGCTGTACTTACAGTATATGCAGACATATCGGCCCCCGATCTGCAGATTCATGTGAATGGCGCACTCTCCGCGCAGAGTTCCTTGTCACAAGGCACTGGCAACTATGGTAACCGCCCCATATACCTGTTCCGGCGCGGCGGTACCTCGTTGCCATTCACGGGGCGCTGCTATGGCCTGATCGGTGTAAGCCGCCTGACCACCGCTGCTGAGGCAGCGAGCGTCGAGCAGATGCTGGCGCAGCGCTTAGGAGTGACATTGGCATGAGCACTTACACGCTGAGCGTTGTCCAGTTGTGCCCGGACGCCTACGCCGCCTCGGCAGACGCGATTGCCGAGGCGTCTGGCTACGGGCCGGGAAACCTGTCCGTGCGGCTCGGCCACGCCGACGGCTCGACCTGGTGGGGCTGCCACGCCTGGTGGATACCCGAGGTGCTGGCAGCAGCGGTAAACCCGCCGGATGAGATCCCCGGCACCGCCGACATCCTCCAGCACGTCATCACGTCCGTGGTCTACACAGAGGGCATGAGCGACGCCGAGCTGTCAGAGGTGGCGCTGCAGCACTGGCTATCCGCTTTGTCGGCCAGCGGGCTGACGGTCGTCGAGCCTGCCGAGTAACGCAACACACAGCACACAGGCCGCCTCCGGGCGGCTTTATCGTTTCTTGGGGAATCGAATGCGAACGAGCGAAAATGGACTGGCCTTGATCCGCCAGTTCGAGGGTCTGCGCCTGCGCGCGTATAAGGATGCCATCGGCAAGCCGACGATAGGCTGGGGCACCACGCGCGGCGTGAAGATGGGGCAGGAGATCAGCAAGGAGCGGGCCGAGGAGCTGCTGCGCGAGGACGTGGCGCGCTTCGAGGAGTACGTCGAGCGGATGGTCACTGTGCCGCTGACGCAGGGGCAGTGGGATGCGCTGGTGTCGTGGGTCTACAACCTGGGGCCGACCAATCTCGGCAGCTCGACGATGCTGCGCCGGCTGAACGCGGGCGACTATGCCAGCGCCGCGGCCGAACTGGAGCGATGGACGCGGGCCGGTGGTCAGGTTCTCGCCGGCCTGGTCCGTCGCCGGGCTGCTGAACGCGCGTTGTTCGATGGGGTGGCCTGATGGACTATTGCACCCTGTTCCCTGAGGGCTGGTGGGCGCACTGCTGCGCCGCTCATGACTCCGACTATCTCGCGCAGATCGGCAAGGCGCTGGCTGACGAGCGCCTGCTGCAGTGCGTGGCGGCGGCCGGCGATGGCAACCCGGTGTCGTGGCTGATCGGCGCCGTCATGTTCGCCGGCGTCGGCCTGTTCGGCCGGCGGTTCTATCGGAAAGCGGGGGAGGGGAAGGATGCCAGGACTGGCTGAAAGGGGCGCGCTGCTATGGCGGTGGCGAGCGGCAGAGGCTGATCGGCGTCGAGTAGCGGGGATGGCGTGTGAGGCGGCTTATCAGGCGCTCAGGGAGTGACAGCCCTGCGCGCTAGCTCCAGGCCGCGGCGGCAGCTGGCCAGCGCGTTGCTGGTCGCCTGTGGCGTGGTGCCGGCCTGGCGCGCGGCCTCTGCCGGTGCAATACCATCAACAAGCACCAGGCGCCGGGCTGAACCACAACCAGGTGCGAGCCTGCCGGCCAGCTGTCGTACTGCCGTTCCTCGGCGACCGGGTAGTACCGCCGGCCGCGCTTCTCGTAGAGGGTGGTCAACGGCGCTCCTCCTGCGGCATTCGCTCGAAGTAGCTGCAGATGACCACCGCATCGCTGCCGTCCGTGCGGTGGACCTTCATCTCGTGGAAGGGCAGGTTCTTGCAGTTGGTGTCGAGCCGGCGGGTGCAGGCGACGCACTGGCCGCCCTTGGGGAAGTAGTTCACTGGTTGGCCTCCATCATCTTCCTGTGCAGGATGCTGCCGTGGCCGATGCTGGTCAGCTCGTTGTGGTTCAGGTAATCGGCGCACTCACGGATCAGTCCGCGCAGCGCCTCGACCTCGGCGCGCAGGGCGTCGGACTTGCGTTCTGCCTGCGCCCTGCGCTCATCGCTATTTGTCAGATCAATGCGCAGCATGCCGTTGCTGTGCTCCAGCTCCCGGCACCGATGTGCCTGCTCGATCAGGAATTCCAGCGGTCCACCCTCGCGGTCCGCCGTCCACCCCAGCGCACCGGCAGCGGCCTTGATCCGGCCGCTGCGCTCCAGGCTCGCCTGCTGCACTACTTCCAGGTTTCGGCACCGCTGCGCCAGGGCGTCGTAGTCACCAGCCCGCACAACGTCCTCGGCATACATGCCGTGGATGACGCACTTGAAGCGCTTCACTTCGCTCATGCCTCGCCCCTCCGTTTCGCCGCTCGGCGTTCACGCTTCTGTTGGGCGCGCTCAATGGCATCGCGGTCGCTGTTGGTCATTTCCTTCGGGGAGCGCAGTGGCGGGAGAGCTGGCAGCAGGTGGAGCAGATGGCTGCTGAGGCCAAGGCCGGCACCGAGGATGGCGATCTTGCGTATGTTGTTCATGCCTCGTCACCTCCGGCCAGCAGGGCGTCCAGCTTTGACGCGAGCGCACGGCGCGCTGCGATGAACTCCGCCGTCGCGGGCTCAAACAGCAGCTCGGCTACCGCTTCTGCCAGCAGCTCACGTTGCACCTTCACGGTGTCCGGCTGCCGGGGAGTGGCGGATAGGGCGGTGCGAAGTTCCCGCGCGGCGCTCCGCAACGTCTCGGCTTCACCAGTGCGGCCATACTCGGCGTGCTCGTCAGCGTTTATCCACCAAGTGTCAGACAGATAAAACAGGGCAGTCACCAGCTCGCCCTGCTCCGCCCGCCGCCGCACCTTCACGGTGTCCGGCTGCTCGGCGTCTGCCAGCGCAGCGTCCGCCATGTCTGCGATAGCGTCCCAGGTACAGAGCTTCCCGGCGACTGGAATTCCGGAGCGGCACGCCTCGTTGCGGGCCATGCGGCTGATCGTTGCCAGCGCGTTAATCGCCCTGGCGGGCTGCTCGGCGGTGGCCGTGTAGTAGTCGACGCGCTTGTAGTCGGCGCCAGGGTTGCGCGCCATGGCCCGCCTGGCATCGGCCTCGCAATCGAAAAACGCGAGGAAGCCTTCCGGCATCATCTTCTTGATGAACCGCTGATCAGTGGTTGCATCGAACAAGACCCAGAAGGTACGCCGCCCCCGCAGCGCCACCTGTGGCGTCGCCGCGGGGGCGGCGCTACAGGCGAGTGCCGCTCTGTCCCGCCATGCCGCCCACAGCTGGCGAGTCAGCATCGCGTGCTGGTTGACGCACCGGCCGTCCTCATCGGCCGCAACATAGGTTTTTCCATTCCATTCGCCAGCGACTGCCCAGCAGTGCCCCCCCATCCACGCCTCGAAAAGCCGGCGCTCGGACTCGGTAGGCTCGGCGCCTTTCGCACCGATCTGGTACGCGGCTTCCTCGCTCGGCTCCTGCACCGATACCGGCGCAGCAGTGGTGGCGGCGAGACAGTCATTCCAGCCTGCGCGATACCCGCTTGCCTGGTTGCGGAAGTCGTCCGGCACGCTGTCGCTATCCAGCAGCGCATGTACTGCCGGCACGGCCGCCGTGGCGGGCTGCTGGGCGAGGGCGGCGCGGCGGTTCCAGTCTGCGACTGCCAGGCTCAGCTGGCCATCTGTCGCCGGCACCATCACTACTTCCGGCTCAAGGAAGACGCACTGCTCGTCGTGGTCAACGATGATGCGGTGCCAGTCCCGGTTGCTCTCCAGTCGAGCCGCGCTCCCGCAAAACGGGCACGGCAGTAATGCGATCTTGTCACTCATGGTCTGCGCCCTCCTGGGCGATTGCTGCGTCTCCAAGCGCGGAGCAGGCAATGCCGAGAATCACCATCACCGAACTCGGCTTCATCGGCGTATCGTCGATCACGAAAGTCTCGGCGCGCATTGCAATCCGCTTTAGCGCCTTCTCCGCCTTCTCCAGTCGCTCGGCCTGGCTGCGCAGGTACTCGACCAGGGCGAGGATGGTCGCGGGATTGGCGGCGGTGATGAATTCCGCGTCATCGCGGCAGATTCCCGTGCAGCTCATTGCTGTTTCGGCGTCGAACCAGTCGCTCGATGATATCGGAGCCGCCTTCTGCTCCAGCTCTTGCAGCAGATCCTCGTTGATGCTCGGTGCGGGTGCTGTGGTCATCTTCACTCCTTCGCCGGCTCAACCGGCCGGCAGGTCAGACATTGGCATTGGCCGATCCGGCGCATGGTCCGGCGGCAGTAGGTGGGGCGGTTCATGCGGCTCGCTTCAGTTCGGTGATGATCTTCGACACCGGCACCGGGCACACGGCGTTGCCCAGCAGGTGCACGGCCAGCCGGTGGTTGTCCGGCAGCTGGTAGTCGTCGGGGAATGACATGGCCGCCCGGCATTCCCAGCGGCTCAGCATTCGCATGCGGCCTCCCTTGACGATGGCCCAGCGGTCGCGGGTGGTGATGGTGCCGATTGGGCGGTCGAGGCTGCGGCCGGTCATGGTGTTGCCGTAGTAGCTCATCAGGAACGTGTCGCCGTGCTCGGCGCGACCTGCCGCCACGCGGGTCAGCGTGTTCTTTGCG